ATGGGTATTGATACTATCATAACTGGCCCCCTTGATGATATTTTTGATTATGATTTAGGAGATTACAATCTAGGAGTTTGTCAAGACCCATTCTGGCCTCAAGAAATATGCAATGCAATAACTATTGCTGAACCATCTTTTTGCAAAGAATTCTGGGAGTATTGGATTAATAATGAAGAAGAAGTAATGAAAAATTGTGATTTATTTCCTGGGTCACCGTCAGAGATGATAGTACTGAGGAACTTGTATGGTAATAGTCCAAGAGTAGATACCATTTTTAAAGGTAGAATATTAAGTTATAAAGCTCATGTTAGAGATCATTGGGATAGACTTGCAGATGCTAGTATTGTTTATTTTCATGGCTCACCTAAACCACATCAGGTAAATGAGGAATGGGTAAGGAATCATTGGATATGAATCCTAATATAGAACAAATACACAACTATAACCATATACATCCTACAGCCGTTATTGATGATATGGTAGAGATGGGGGAAGGTAATTATGTCGGACCTTTTTGCTATTTGGCTGGTTATTTACAGATAGGTAATAAGAATAGATTTGAAGCTCATTGTGCCGTTGGTACAAGACCAGAACATACTGATTATAACAAACCAGGCCTTTGTCGGATTGGAGATGATAACTGGATACGAGAGTTTACTACTATAAATTCAGGCACGGACAATGTTACAACTGTAGGTAGTAATATTTTAATATTAAACAAGGCTTACGTTGCTCATGATTGTGTTATAGAAGATGGCACAACTTTAAGTTGCGGAGTAAAACTTGGTGGTGATGTTCATGTAATGAGAGATAGTAATTTAGGTATGGGAGCTGCGATACATCAGTATCAAGTAATAGGTTCTTGGTCTATGATAGGTATGGGTGGTGTGGTGCCTAAGAAATCTAGAATAGAACCAGGACACACATGGGTAGGTAATCCAGCTCGGAGATTAAAAACTAATATGTATGCATTAGATAAATTGAATGTGGATGATTATATGTTAGTAGAAGAAACTGCTAGGTGGTCAGAATTAATAAAAGAACATGGCTTATAGTCCTTGTTTATTGATAATGAACCCTAGAATATTGACTGAAGCTTTAAAGTCAATAGAAAACTGTGTTGACATACCCGTAACATATTTTAGAGCATTCACAGAGCCGGATGTTCTACAGGCTATCAATAAGTATATTGCAGAAACTAATTATACACATTACATTGTATGTGCTGATGATACGATAGTCACAGAACAGGCTGTATCGTGTGTATTAGATCATGTTGAAGATGAAAAGTATGATGTATTCACAGCTTGGATGAATATGCATTTTGAAAAAGATGGAACTTTTAGTCGAGAGTCTACTGTATGTTTTAATCAACTGATGCCTATTGCTCGTCCTGATTGGGGTCCTGCTAGAGAGGAGTATCCACCTTGGGTAACTATTGAAACAATGAATACTCAGGTTAAAAAACCACTAAGGACAGCATATGCTAATTTTGCTTTAACGGGTATGAAAAAAGAAATGTGGTTGAAGTATCCTGTTAAGACATATCCTTGCGGTAGAGCGTCAGACCATCAACTATCTTGGAGATTACAGAGTGATGGTATTGAAGTATGGACTCATCCCGATGCTTTTATTACACATCTGCGGAGGGGCTGGGCCCCATTGCGGAAGAGGTGGTTGGTTGGTAATGAAAAACCACAGATAATAGAAACACAGAGAAGGTGGGGTAATCGAGATGATTATGTATGAAATAACATGGGGTGGGTTTGCTCTTATAGAATTTTTATTAGCTGAACAAAAAAATATAGGAACAAAATATAAGACTTGTTTAGATATTGGTTGTGGTGATGGTGTTCATGGTGACATAATGAAATACGCCGGCCTTGAAGTATCAGGGGTGGATAAGTATTCTGATAAGGCAGACTTTAACATGGATTTTATGAGTTGGTCTAAGGCAAGACAATTAAATTTTGATGTTATCTTTTGTTCCCATGTCATCGAACATCAAAGAAATGTTGGTGAGTTTTTGGATAGAATTTATGATGTACTCAGTGATGATGGTGTATTGATTATAAGTGCTCCAAATCATTCTGCGGAAACTTTAATAGAAGGTCATCTTAATAGTTTTATTTTTCCTTTATTCTTACAACAAATGATTCATGCAGGTTTTGATTGTAAGAGTGGAAAGTATTTAAGCTTAATAGAGAATTCTTTTATTGTATCTAAAGCAAAAGATTTTAAGCTAGAAGAAAGATCAGAAAATGGATACCAATGGACCGATAAACATCAGAATAGAAGTCCTATAGATTTAAACAATTCTTCTATTGACAATAGCAAGACAATACTGTATAATTGTAATCATGTGCTTCCCGACGGCACAATTAAATCGTCAGAGATTTTTTATGATATGATTATAAGTATGCCCAGATGGAATTTTCAATGTACGATTTAAAAGACTACCTCAATAATATTAATCATCTGAAAGAGAATATCATGGATGGTGATGATGAGTTTTGGGAAAAGAAATACCCAGCTTATATAATCAATAAATGTTTGTCCGCTTTTACTGATACTATATTCTATGTAAATGAAATGAACCGTATGCACTTCTTGGATAATAAGTTGCAAAACGATTTTTTACTAAATAGTATAAGAAAACGCAAAAGATTTGCAAAATGGATGCGTTCTTCTAAGGTCAAAAATATAGAATGTGTGAAAGAATATTATGGCTATAGTAATGAAAAGGCAAAACAAGCCTTAGAGATTTTGACTGCTGAGCAGATAAAAATAATAAAAACAAAATTGATTAGAGGTGGTAAACATGGAAGAATTGGAGTGGACACCTGACCTGATGTTAGAGGTTGGGTTATCAGAATCCGACGACTTCCTCAAAGTGAGAGAAACTTTATCCCGCATAGGTGTTGCTTCAAGAAAGGAAAGAAAATTATATCAATCATGTCATATTCTACATAAACAAGGACGTTATTTTATTGTACATTTTAAAGAGTTGTTTGCACTTGATGGTAAGCCAACCAACATATCCATAAATGACATTGAACGACGAAATACTATTGCAGGATTATTGGAAGATTGGGGTCTTATATCTATGATGGGTGATTGTCAACCCAGAGCACCATTATCACAGATAAAGGTTTTATCATTTAGAGAGAAGGATGATTGGTTATTAGAAACAAAGTACAATATAGGTACGAAAAAGAAAATTGAATAGGTAAATAAATTATGGCGATTAAATTACTCCGACTAAAATCGGGCGAAGATGTAGTAGCAGAAATAGAAGAAGGTGAGGATGGTATTTCCTTTTGGCTAGATACTCCTGCGGTTATTATACCGATGGGTGACCCTAGACAGGGTAGTAATAATGTGCAATGGGGATTTGGTCCTTGGGCAGCTTTTTCTAAAGATAATAAGGTAAGAGTTGAGAAGGATTGGATTGTTTTTATATCAGAACCTGCAAAAGAAATAGTAAATAATTATAGACAGGCGTTTGGTTCGGGCATTGTAGTGCCTCAGGTTAATACGGCAAAAGTATTGACTGAATAGATTGTTTGTGTTATAATTATATCTATGGCAGAAAACTTCTACACAAATGTAATTCAGAAACAGAATACGCTTCTCATCCGTGCGATTGAGAACGGTAAACGGGTGCAGCATAAAGTCCGCCATAAACCTACGTTCTATTTCCCAACAAAGAAAAAGTCCAAATTCAAGACTCTCAAGGGTAAACCTGTAGAGTCTATACAGTTGAGCTCTATTGGTGATGCTCGAGAATTTCTTAGTCAATATAGAGATCAACCGGATCTTGTTCATGGTATGGAGAGATATCCGTATGTATGGATAGCAGATAACTATGACGGTTTTGTAGAGTGGAACATGGATAAAATTCTTATGTTGACCATTGATATAGAGGTGGCTTCAGAGAATGGTTTTCCTGATCCTGGCGTGGCCGAAGAAGAAGTCCTCGCCATTACTATAAAAAATCATAGAACTAAAAAGATAATTGTGTGGGGTATCTATGATTACAATAATACTAGAGATGATGTTGAGTATATACATTGTATAGATGAACGTGAACTATTGGAACAGTTTGTTGGTTTCATGGTAGAGGTTCAACCTGATGTTATAACGGGCTGGAACACCACATTCTTTGATATACCTTATCTTGCTAATCGTATCACTAAACTATTCGGTGATAAGATGCGAAACAATATGTCGCCGTGGGATATGGTAACGGAAGAAAAGGTAACGACATTCGGCAGAGAACAAACCAAATATAATATTTGGGGTGTTGCGAATATGGATTATATGGACTTGTATCGTAAGTTCACATATAAGAATCAAGAATCGTATGCATTGAATTATATTGCTAGTGTAGAGTTAGGTGTGCAGAAAGATGCTAACCCATATGAAACTTTCCGTGAGTGGTATACAAAAGATTATCAATCGTTCATAGATTATAATATTAAAGATGTGGAGCTTGTAGATGCATTAGAAGATAAGATGAAATTGCTAGAGTTGTGTCTGACTATGGCCTATGAAGCTAAGGTGAATTATATAGATGTATTTTCTCAGGTTCGTATGTGGGATGTAACAATCTATAACTATCTCCGTAGTAAAAATATTGTTGTGCCTCAGAGAGATGTTAATAACAAAGGTTCAAAATATGAAGGTGCCTATGTGAAAGATCCACAGACGGGTCAACACAAGTGGGTTATGTCTTTTGACTTGAACAGTTTGTATCCGCATTTGATTATGCAATATAATATTTCACCAGAAACAATGATTGGTCAGAGATTCCCTGAGGCGATTAGTGTTAATTTGTTATTGAATAAGGAAGTCAATACTGAGGTGTTGGGTGATAATTTAACAGTGACACCAAACAATGCTTGTTTCAGAAAAGACATTAGTGGTTTTCTACCAGAACTAATGGACAAGATGTATGGTGATCGTGTTAAGTTTAAGAAATATGCACTAGATGCTAGAAGGAGATATGAAGAAACAAAGGACGCCAAGTATCTTAAAGAAATTTCAATTC